TTCCACGATTTTACAGCTTTAACTAATCCTAATAGGCCGGCACTTACAAGATCAAAATGACTGCAAACACTAGTAGGAGAGTGCTTACTGACGTTGTATAAGATCAATCCTATAAAGGCGTCATAATGTGCTGTTGTTAATTTCATTTAGGACTTCTTACTACCTGACTCCATAACAGTACCATTTGAGTTAATTCTGCTTCTTTTAGTGCTAGCTTTTTTTCTAACTCTTCTATGGTTTTCTTAAGGCTTATTATTTCTTCGTCTTTAGTTCTCATTTTTTCTCCTTCCTATTCCAACTATGTTTTTTAGTGAATATATTTTCTTCTTTCTCTTTTTCTGTCATTATTTGCTTATATTCGGCGTCTCTATTTTTAGACTCTAGCTTTGTTACTCTGTCTTTTAGCAGTTTAATTTCTTCTAATATGTTTTCGTTCATTTATTCTCCTAGTTCATTTAGTATTTTTAGGTAATCTGGACGCCTATGAATTTCAAACCAAAATATAGTGCTTACTGGGTCCTTATGGAATATAAAGTGGCATTTAGAACATAAGCATATAAGGTTCTTTTCGTCGAATCTTAGTAAGGATTTCTTATAATATTTGCTTACAATATGGTGGACTTGTGTAGACGGTTCTTTTTCACAGTATTCGCAATTAGGTTTCTGTAATCGTAACCTTGTGCTAAGTTCTTTCCACTTGTTTCTGTTTTTTAGGGCTTTACTTTGTTTTTTCATCTATACCCCTATTATCTAGTATTCCGTCGTTTCCCTCATCTTCCTCAATGGCGTCTAGGGAATGGTTAGTATCAATCTTATCTAGGATCCAGTCGGTTAATTTTGTTACGGGTCTAGTCCATGGCACCTTACCGCCCCACTTAGTTTTAATTCTACCTATTCTGCTTGAGATCGTTTCGTCTGGGTCACCTAGCAAAATTGAATTACCTAATTGATCCAAAGAAATTAAGACGTTCATTATATACCGGCCGGTTAATTTTAATAATTTCATATTACCTCCTTAAATCATCTCAGGTAGTCCTCTATAGTTTTTTCTCCTGTTATATTCCATGTAATAAATTCCATTGTATTTATACTTTTTCTTTACCTTCTTCTTTTTCTTTTTAGGCTTGAGTTGGTTCCTTTTAAAAACATCAGATGGTTTTTCCTGTCTCCTCATGCAACGAAAAATCCGGGTTAAAATATTGTCCAGCGCCTTATAAGTCAGATTGTTTTTTTTACAAATTTCTGCCATACTTAATCCGTTATAGCGATCTAATATTAACTGCCAGTATTTTTCTAAGGTGTCTTTTCGTAACGCCCTATACTGTTCATAGTCTAAACTCCAATTTTTGAAGAATAATTTTTTCATATTGTCTAGCATTTCTTTTTCGTCATCAGGTGAAAAATCATAAACAGTAGGTAAAGTTATTCGCTGGTAGTGCTTATAGTCGTCCTTTTGTTCTTCACCGTTTGCGAATACTGTTCTTATGTCTCCTGCAAGGATCCAATTATGGCAAGGGTAATAAAAAGAGTTTATGTGGCTAATAAGTTTTCTTCTAATAACAATCCAAGCAAAACTAGTGAATTTAGTTTTTTTATTAGGTTTAAAACACCTCATGGCTTCGCAGTAGGCAATTCTACCGGTTTGAAGCAAGTCCTGGTAGTAGTCTTTTTTATAATTTAGCCTGCTTAAAACCGCACCAGTAAGTTGATCGGCTTCCTCTTGGTTGTAAGTTAATTTAGCCATTGGTTATATTATACAACGTTTTTGGTGAATAAAAACATTCATTTATTTCTTGAATTAATTAAATATTAGCATATACTAAACAAAACTAAAAGGAGAATATGAGTAAACCAACACCACTACAGGCTACGTTAGTTATGTATTGTGGGCAGATCTTATACGACTTTCACATGGTAGAACACCCGCCTAAAATACTACAAAAGAAATTATGGTTATATAGGCTATTATGGCGTTTTAGAAAGCTTATATTACCTAAAGAAAATATTGAGCCTATTCTTAGACGTATGTTTGAAGACATGGGTGTAAGTATTTTGTATATACACCAACTTGTTAGCTTATATGGCGATCTTTATGACGGTAAAATACCAAGAATAATAAGTGTGGATCCGCACTAATATTGTTAATAATTTTGGATCCCTTCAATTATTTAATATATTATTTGTTGTATTATTAAAAGTGTGGACCAGTGTTTATAACCGGTAAGGTTAAGTTGTTGAAACACCACATCCCCCTAGTAGAAACCTTAGGCTTGTATAAGGCTCCTATTTAGAAGGATGTAGTGTTGTGTCTAAAACCGTATAAGGTTTAAGAGTCGATGACACCACTGAGCATATTCTGGTCTATTAAGCTCATATCCGATGCCTGGCTTAGCGGGTTACGGTTAGCGTTCAACCCAATTACGGATATTCCCCGACTACTAACGGTCCCGGGCGTAAGTATTCTACCCGGTCGATCACTGTGCTTTTTAAACTGTTCCGGTTGTCCATGTTTCAGGCTACCCGGTCTAACAGCAGAACGTCTCAAGCCTTTTCGTTCTTTAATATTCATACTTAGATCATACAAGAAAACTTTTTTTATACCTCTTAAATAATATTTTTTTGTTACCAAAAATAGATGCAGGTAAATAGAATTATTTTAGTGAAAGAAATAGTAAGATTTATGTTGTCTAAAGTTTTATTATTATGTATAATGGTTGTGAAGATCATGCAGGACAAAAAACAACTTGAACCAGTAGCAGGAGCATCGTTAGCACACCTACCGCATGATCTTCAACTCCTGTCTACTGGTTCTTCTTATAAGGAGAATGGTTATGTCTAATAGTTATTATGAAGCAATTGTTTCGGACGTAAAAGGTTGTAAGCTAAATAAAAAAGTGCAAAAATTATTTAAAGGCAAAACACTAAGCGAAGACGGAAAAACATTAAAGGTAGTTGGATGTTATGAGTATTCAGGTCCCTTTAGTCTTTTAGTTTTTGACGGAATAGAGCAATATAAAGAATTAGCAAAAATTAAAGACGGACTACTTTGGAGTTTTAAAGACGAAGGAGAACTAACAAAAGTAGAAATCTCTATTAATAAGAAGTGGCATACAGTTGCTTTATTTAATGAGAACCTACAATTTCTAGACATTATTTATTATGATCTAAAACATAGTTTAGAAAGAAAAGAAACAGTTGATCTAATGGCACTACTTGAAAACATAAGAGGAATTATTGCCGACAGAAAACATGAAGACACCTATGGGTTAACAGAAATTGATCTGTTGAATATAAAGAAAGCGGATCTACTAAACCAAGTAGAAAGTATAAAACAAGAAATAAAAGCAAAGAAACATAAAGATGCCGTTGAACCAGAATTATTCTAAGGAGCGTTATGGGCGAACAAAATTCACTAGTTATATTTACTAAGGCTTCTCAAATGTTAGCGGAGGCAGTTACAGTACAAAAGGCTAAAGAGCTAAAGGACCTTGCATTAACCGCTGCTGACTGGGCAAAAAGGAAGGGCATGGGTCAACAAGCTATTGCTTATGCTCAGTCTTATGCTTTACAGGCAGAACGCAGAATGGGCGAAATGCTTAAGACAACAGAAAGAAATAAGGGCGCAAAAGGTATAGGTAGGAGTGCGGTCATGTCCAGTGACCGCACTCCTACCCTTAAAGACATAGGTATTACAAAGAACGAATCGGCAAGGGCGCAAAAGGTAGCAGATATTAACGAAGATATATTTTCTGAAATTATTAGCGGAGAAAAACCAATAACAAAAGCACTAGGAGAACTAAAACTAGCAGAACGCAGAACCGACATTAAACGACAAAAATCCGACATAGCATCCGGTAAAACAAAACTACCAGAAGGTAAATACGAAATTATTGTAATAGATCCTCCTTGGCGTTATAGCGAAAAAGAAGATGCTGGTTACGACTCTAATAGTTTTCGTGGCACAACACCTTACCCTACCATGTCTATAGACGAAATTAAGAAGCTTAAACTACCTGCCTCTAACGACTGTATAGTATGGCTATGGACTACTCAGAAGCATTTAAAGTATGCATTCGGTATATTAGAGTCTTGGGGTTTTGAGGATAAGGCTATACTAACGTGGTGTAAAAATAAGATGGGTATAGGTAAGTGGCTTAGGTCTAAATCTGAGTTTTGCATTATGGCAGTTAAAGGTAAACCTAAAATTAACCTTACAAACCAGACTACCGTTCTTAATGCAGACGCAAGAGAACATAGTCGTAAGCCAGATGAGTTTTATAGCATGGTAGACGAACTTTGTATAGGCAGAAAGTTAGACTATTTTAGCAGAGAAAGTAGAAAGGGTTGGGACAGTCATGGCGTTGAAGCTAGTAAATTCTAAAAGGAGTAATAATATGTTGACAAGCGATATAAGAAAAATGATGGAAGAATGTAAACCGGTATATAAGTTTGATGAATGTAATAAGGGTAATGAACCTTATAAAGAGAAGGCGAATACTTTAATAAAGGAGTTTTTTGGAGCAGAAGAAATTACTCCAGCAAATAACGCACAAGCAGACTATAATGGTACAGACTTCGTTATTACTAACTCTAAAGGGTTACGACAAACTATAGACGTTAAATATATGAACACGCCTCTTTATGAGGAAAACAAAATAATTATTGAAGTAGACCATATTAACATAGACGGAACATTTAGGCGTTTAGGATGGTCGTTTCAACAAGACAAGAATACCGACTGGATTGTTTATTATTTTAGGAAGGCAAATAAAATTAGAGTTATACCGTTTTTGCTATTAAGAAAAATATGTATTATTAAAAAAGACTTATGGATTACAAAATACACTACGGGAGGAGCAAGAAATCCAGGTTATACTACTAGATGTATTTTTTTGCCAGTCAGTGAATATATAGATGCAGAAAAAGAAATATTAATTGTCGAACCGGTTGTGCAAACATGTGCTAAACCGGTTTCTGTTAAGGCAAATTTACCCGAACAGAAATATGAACCAAAAGCAGAAAAAATTACATGGGATGATACTATTTATGGAGTAATAACATGACTCAAGACGAACAAGAGCAGATAGAAGAGCAATTAGAATCCGCTAGAGCAGCTAATGATAATTTAGGTACCGATGATATTATTTTGAAAGAAGGAGATTATACCATAAGAGGTTGGCCGGTTAACGTAAAAAAATACTTATATAAAGAAGCGTATACTTGCGAAGGTAAAACAACAATTGGTAGAAGGATTTATATTCGTGGAGAACCGGTCTAAAAATTAAAGGAGTAAAATTATGAGTGCAGTATGCGGATGCAGTTCTAAAATAGACATGAGTAAATTTGACGAAATAACGGATATAAACTTTTATGAGGTTGTTGAAAAGAAAAATCCTAAAAACAAAATTAGAATTATGGTACAGACGGTAAAGAAGGCAAGGAAACAAAAAAGTAAGAAAAACTAAAGGAGAATAATTATGCTTAGTTTTATTGCACTTGCCGTTTGTCTATTAACATCGCTTATGTGTTATATTATGTCGCTTTGCTATATTAGTCATGGCGATGTTAACAAGGCGATCTATTATGTTTTAACTGCTATTTTATTTAACTTAGTGGCTACTATGAATAAGAAAAACTAAAGGAGCAGTATGAAAGGTGAAAAAATAATGTCAATAATTCTTATAAAGCTTTTTAAGGGTTGCTACTTAAATGGATTACTAGATCAATTAGAAAATGACGATCCAATTCTTAAAGTTGGAGAAGACGGAGAAACTAATTTTAGTGAAAGCGAAATAGAGTACCTAAAGAAATTAGCAAAAAGGTTTCCAAATAAATAGGTTAAAATGAACGATTACCAACGACAACTTATACGTGAAGCAATAGACGATTTATGGTATAGTATATTTGAAAAGAAACCTAATTGCTATGATATGGTGATTAAAAAGGATATAACAATAAACGACATAAAGAAATTACTACAAACAGCGCATATTAGGATACATCATTATACAAGTTACGAACAATACTAATTAAAGGACTAACTATGTTATACAAAGATAAAATATTGTTTGAAAAAGAACTAGAAGCATTGCTAAAACCATTGCTAAAATCGCTATACCTTAAATGGAATATGTACGATGCTAGTATGGTCCACCAGGCGTTCACTCATTATATTTGTGGCAGAAATAATGCCAAGATTTTAAAATTGGTGAACTCAAGGAAAAGGCGTAAGCTAAAATTTAAGAAACTAAAAAGCGAATTAGAAAATGTTAAAGTGGCGCAGGAGTTAAATAAATACGTGGAGGCGTTATGACCAAGAAAGAAATGTTAGAACTAGGCGAAGACGAATATAAGCTAGAAAAATTTGTTATGAAAAAAGTTTACAAAAAATATAAGGCGGCTTATAAAAAATGGTGTTACGCCATGGATGAGTATATATTATGTGGCGGAGAAGAACCCCAGTTTAAGGATTATTTAAAATGAACGCTATCGATTTTTTACAGCTTTCGGAAGAAGAAACAACTAATCCGCCAATTAAAGTTGATAAGAAACCGCTATTTGAACCTGCTTACGTGCCAATTTTTACTTCGCCGGTTAATATTAAGAAGTTACGTTCGCAGATTATGGTGGACACTAGGGATCCTTATTTAACTGGTAGTGTTGCGGAAGGCATTATTAGACATAATTTAACCTTGGCGATGCTAAAAGAACTTGAGTCGCACATTAAAATTGAGAAGATGCAAGAAGGTTTTAGTGTTTATGGACAGACGATGTTTGTAGGCAAGCTAGATGTGGTAGAAAGGAGAGAAAAAATATGATTATGGAAATATTAGGCGTGTTTATTATATTATTGCTAGCTGGCGTGTTACATGATATTGAGGTACTTAATGAGACGTTAAAGGATATAATTTTTATTCTAAAAGATATTAAGGATAAAATAAAATAGTGATTATTACAGACATAAATATAACGCACGAACAGATAGATATAACTAGCGGCAGCTAGAGAGTATTTAGCTAGAACTCCTACTGCAACCTTACAAGTAACCCTATTGTCACAAGAAGATTACAGAAACTTACAGGCGATGTTAGGTAGGAACGTAACACTGGTAGAATCACGTCCTGATGATATGCCAACTGTAACTTATAACGGACGGACACTTAGAGATTATTCTAAACCGCAACCAATTAAAACCAGAACAGCAAAAAATAGTATAGGAGAACTTGATCTAAATGAACAATAAAGACAAAGCTATAATAGACGAACTTAAGCAAGCCATTACTAAAAGCCCATTAGAAAAGCTTCAACTTGTTTTCGGTGTAGGTAGCAAGGTAGAAGCTAATAGATTAAATTATGAGCGGTTTAATAAATGGCGCAAGAAGCACAGAAAACTACACAACCTAAGAATTAACCATTACAGTAGAAAATTGCGTGGCTACTATGATAAACTACCTTTTAAAATAAAGTACCTGGAAGAACAATTAAAAAACCATAAGCGTGGTATTGTTACCGTATGTTATAATACTGAATGGTGCAGATTGCAAAGAGGTTATTACAAGGATCTTCCTGCTATAATTAAACGGCTTAAGCTAATACTTAGTGACTTTAAGAAAGGTAAAGTGCCTAGGAGTTAACTACCTCTTAGGACAATTACTTATGTTGTTGTCAAGCTTTTCAAGTACTTCCGAATTTTTAGTAATTGCCGCAGTAGTGTCTTTTATAATTACTTTAAGCTCTTCGTCGTCTTTACTTTTTTGACGGTAGACATAGACTAAACCTATAACCGATACTAGAGCAACTAAAGCCCATATTCCAGCGGAACTTAAATTACCTAAGTTTGCACCCTGAGTTGTAATTTGATCTACCGTACTTACTTCGCCTACTACGCTTAACGCCAACCAAGATCCATATACAAAAATGCTCATGTGTATCTCCTAAAATATTATATTCTTTAATGTTAATGAGAAACCAGCTAATAAATAGTCTATACCGCCTTTAGTCGCCCATAAACTACAATAAGCCGTCTTAGATGCAACACCAGTAATATAAGCTAAAATATCTGCTTGATCTAGGTCTACAAGGCAATACATGGTACCTGCGCTTAAATTAATAGCACCAAACGAACTATTAGATACTGTTAGCAAAGGAGTACCATTATAAGATCCTGCTAGCTTTAGTGTAAATGTATAACCGGTCATATTAACTGCCGTCTTAGTGGCATCGTTAATTGTCCAGTTAATTCGCATGTTATCTTTATAAAAAAATTCAGGGGTATCAACCTTAGATCCATTAGAGGACGTAAGATTAGAGTTGGAAGAATTTACACTGTAAGATTTTATATGTCTAGTTGTCATTATATTTGTACCGCATTTTTCACAGAACACGCACTGTCTACTATCATAACCTTACCTGAGACATTATTAGTAAGCACTATTTCAACAGTATAATTTTTGCTTGAGACATTAGCTAAGTCATTATCTAAGGCGGTACCACTAACGTTACATCTGCAAGAAATAATACCAGCAACTACATTAGACAAGGCATAATCAGAAACATTATTCCACCTACTTTGATCGTCTACTACAACCACAGGACTTGCATTAGAGCCATATAAGTCGCCTATATATAATGCCCATGAGTCGGTATTAGCAAAAGTTGAGAATGTATTAGAGGACGAACTAGCATAGCAATTAGCCTGTAAAATATATTCGTTACCCCTTACAAAATTAACAGTAGTAGAGGTAGGACTAACAGGTGCAACAATAAATCCAGCCCGGTCGTTATCAATATATAATGTTTTAGTGTTTAAACTCATAATTAAATATTCTCTAGTTTCTCAATTTGCTCTAATCAACACACAATATTCCATTTCTAACGAAAACCTGTTGAATTGCATAACCGGTCGAATTACATAAATATAAGGTTCCGGCTGTACTTTCCAATCCATTATGTGAGTTAACCGTTATTAATGGTGTGGTTATATTAAGTTCGTTCTCTGATTGTAAAACTGTGTAGGCGGTATTGATCCTAAGCACAGCACCTGCATTTAGATCAATATCGTTGTCGGTTGTTAACGTTGCTCCGCCGTCATTAATAACACTAAAACTATTAGTATTCCAGTAGTTTTGATCATTGTCAAGTAGTTGTAGGCTTTTAACTTTTACAACTCCTGCTTCGTCATAATTTAATACTTCGTTCCCCGCCGAATCCTTAAAAATACGACTGTCTGGTTCTATAGAAATTACTTCATCATGGTCCGAAATTACACCGGTCATTAGGTTACGTGCTGCGTTACCATCTGTCCGGAGATATCCACCCTTACCCGCCTGAGTGTCGTTAATGTTATGTGAGTCGTCGTCAAAATTCATCAGGTCGGCGTGAGGAATTTGACTTGCTACATTAGAGTAAGATCTAAATGCAACATCCTGTGATACACCACCTACATCTGCTGGCCGAACAATAAGTCTGTCACCGCTAGAGTATGGCAGCACATTATTTGTTCCGCTAAGGTACCCTTTAATTTCTGCTGCGGCATCGTCCTGAGCAATTACGTTCCAGTCTAGCGATTTTTGGTCTAGCGGGAAAAAGGTCCACGCATAATACGCAAACCAATCCTCAATATAATCCATCAGTGCATCCATGCGTTTGTATTTTACGGCACCATAACTGTCGGGCCACACAAAGGGGCGGATAACAAACTCATCGTCGTCTAAAAATGGAGTTTCTTCTTCCTGTGCTTTCCATCCTAAAATTTCTTGTTTATTATCGGTGTTGTATGATAGAGACATAGCATCTGGCCTGGAATACGCCTCAGTTATATCTCCAACATAATATGGCTCTACTGTTACTGTAGTACCAGATACATTTGCGTATGCTAAAACTGTGTTTTTGTAAACCGTGTCGGTAATTGGATACGCACCGGTTACTATATCTACGGTAACGCTTGTTGGTTTTAATGGATCGTTTAATTTTAGATAAACGTAACCGCTAGTAGGCGTTGCTAATGTATAAACATCATCGTAATGCTCACCCCAACTTGCAGGTATAGGATAAGACAAGTCCGCCACGTGCCTATACCAAACGCCACCATGGACATCGACAGACGCAGTGTTAGCCACTACCTCAAAGTGGAATTCGCTAGAAACGGTATTGGCAGCGGTCTGAGGACTTATTGAAACATACATTCCGCTTGCATCGTCTTGAACAGTAAATACAGTAGCATCGAACTGGATATTATTTAGCTTTAATGCCTGCCTATTTACATTAGACCAGCTATCAAAGTTAATTCCTCTGTCGCCTTTTTTAGGTATTGGATTATAGCGCATGGTTAAATTGCAATAACAGAATCATCAAATAAAGCAGAAAAATCCCCATCTACATAAAGAGTATCAGAACCATCAGGACGTGGAACTGTCATATAAGGGACATCCCATTTTCCGTCAAGTCTAAGAATTTTATTCCATCCTTCAACTTCTAGGTTGTCTGTTACGTCTCCATGATCGGGATTTCTATAGGTAAATTGTAGTTCTGCCCTCCATAATTTTTGGTTGTAACAATTATATAATACTTCTGTTGTCGCACCCTCAAATAGCCAGCATTCCATTCCACCACCAATAACTGTTCCAAATGGAGCCGGAGCACTATTAACTCTTGCCGTTAGGCTCTTTACGTTTCCTTGGAAAATTGTAAAATTAGAATCTACAACATAGCGTGTAATTCTTAAGGTTGTTTTATTTACCTTGCTAGGAAGTGGTTGTACAACGGTAGTATCATCACTATCCCATAACCATCCAGCAGAACCAGGAGCATTTACTGGATTTATATTAACAATTTCTCCACCAAATTCTACTGTCTTTGGTAAATCGGCAACATCGGTAGGAGTAGGAAGTTCTCCGCCAGCCCAAAAAGCAACAGGATCTATAGGTTCATTTGTATAACTACAAGACCATTCAAATTTATAAGGATGTCCAGCAAGGGGTTTAACGCTCCTACTGACGCATATCATATGTGTATAGTTTTGAGCGTAAGATCCATAATTAGGCGGAACTATCGGAAATTCAAATGTTTCGCCCATGTTAGGAACATCTACGTCCTCATCAACGGTAGAATTTGGATCATACGTGAAAACCCTAGTAGCTGTTATTCCACGTTCTACTTCTGTATATTCAAAACCACCAGTACTCTCTTTAACTCCGATAGACATTTTAACTCCTTACATGGTCTTAGCGTTTGAAGAATTGGTAGGATTTATATTACCATATTGTACAAGACTATTAGCATATGGACTTACTTTATTATAAGGCATAACAATATCCATTAAGCCCCAGTTAGAACTACCTTTGCCAGAATTAAAATTCTTAATTTCTTCTGCGTCCCTTAGCATAGCTTCTTTTAGTTCCTTATTTGCGTCTGTATTAGCTAGAACTGCATCTGTATTTTTATTCCTAGAATTCATTTCGTTTTCTTTGTTAATCATTTCTTGGGCAGCTTCATGTAGCCCTGCGAAAGTAGTAGTAGATGTTCCAGTAGGTAGGAATCTAAAAGGATCTGCGTTAGCTGCTTTTCTTTGTCTTGAAAGTTTATTACCTGCCGTTTCTCCTTCTAACGGAGTAATTATATTACCTATTGCAACACCAATTTTACTTAGGCTTTCTTCCCATGCCTTAATACCAATATCAGCTAAGTCGTCAAATATTTGTCCCCAACGTAAAGTAAAAAGGTTTTTAAGTATACTACCAAGAGCTTCAAACATAGCCATTAGTCCATCATAAATACCGGTTACAATGGACCAAATAAGTTTAACACCTAACCATATCTTGCTAGAAACATCTTTTATTAGATCCCATGTACTACTCCATTTAGCACCAGCTCCTTTCATAAGGTGTACGGCTGCATCTAATATAAATAAGCCAGTAGCGAATCTTAATAAACCTTTAAAAATAGCTCCAAAAGCAGTACCTAATTTTCCAATTTTACCGAAAAAGTCTACTAATGGCTGTAATTTAGAAAGTAGTCTAGCAGAGTCTTTTGCAAATTCATTAGCGGGCATAAATCTTCCGGTAATTGGATTTCTAGTCGGCGGAGCATATGTTTTAAATACCTTTCCTTCTTGACCCATTCTCCACATATTTTTAATCATATGAGGTATAGAAGCATTTATTTTTCCTTGTCCTATTCCTCTTGCTTGAATTTTAGCTGCGTATTCCTGTATAACACTTAAATGATTTAGTGATTTAATTAATGCATAAATACCACCACCAGTACCACCAGCACCAGCAGTAATAGCAGCTCCAGTAGCAACTTCTCCGCCCAATTTCTTAGCGCCCGTTTTAGCAGCGCCCTTAGCAGCAGTAGCACCAACACCACCAGCAGCTGCGGTACCAGCTATTTCAGCACCTAACGAAACCTTACCAAGCGACATTAATGCAGCTAACCCTCTTCTAATAGCTCCTTCCCAAAGCATTAATTTAGAAGTAATGCCAGTAACAATATATAAAATTGCACCCCATTTAACTACATTAAAAATCTGCTTAATCTTTTCAGCATCTAGGTTGTCTAATATATCCTTCAGTTTATTAATAACTTTAGTTAATATACCAGAGTCGTAAATTGTTTTACCTACCCTTGCAAGAAATTGATCGAAGGACCATCTTAGTTCTACCATTGAGTAACGTAATAGACTGGCTCCTTTTTCTGTGGTTTGCATATACTTCATTACGCCAGCAGTACCTAAAGCAACACCAGGAGCCACCATATATTTAAACATAGCCTTTGAAATCTTACCTAGCTCAAATCCTATAATTTTATAGTTTCTAGCCTGCCTTCTAAGATTCATTACATGCTTGTCCATTGACTTACTAACTTCTGCTAACTGATCCTGTGTCATGGACTTAAGATCGTTCTTATCAAGACCTAGCTTTACTTTAATAAAGGCTTCAGCTATAGTATTCATTTAACACTCTTTTTTATGGTTTTAGCTGGGTTTTGGATCTCTTCAAGTGTAAATTCGTTTCTGCCTGTCTTTTCTTTAAGCATTTTAAGAGTTGCTGCGAAGGCGGTTCTGTTAGCAATATTCTTGTCGGCATCGTATTTATTACTGTTGTCGTCCTTTTCACTACTTCCGGCCTCTGCTTTTAGAATCTTAAACAAATTGTAAAGTAATATTCTAATTTGAGGGATCGTAAGTCCTAATATATATTCGCTGGTAAAGCCGAATTTATACATTAAGATGACAATGAGATGGTCTAAGTCTTCGCTTAAACTTTGGCTTCCGGTACTTCCGCTTCCGCCATCATCAATGTCAATTTTTTTTTACAAACCTCAAAATCTTCGCCTGTTAGGTAGGAATGAATATAGGCTAATTCGTCAGGCTTGGCTCTAAAGATTAAGTCTGAGATTTCTTGTTCATTGACCGGCTGACATTTAGAAAGCCCAACCATGAAAAGCTCACACATACCAGTAGGACAGGTTAGGTAACTTAAGCATAATTGATCTAATTCAGCCTTGGTAGGTGTGTTTTTTAGAGCTGCTAGGTTCCAGTCAAGTTTTTCTTTTCCTGTTAGCGTCTCTGCAATTTCTCTAGCGTTCTTTTTATACTCAGAAATAATGTTAGCTTGTATAGGTGCGAATAGTTCTCTTATGGGCATCCTTAGCATCTTGTAGGATTTCCCAGCAACACTAACATCAATTGGCGCATTAACCATTTCTACTATACTCATTTGCCTTTTCTCCTTTTTTTAATTAAACTTAAGCAGCAGTGACGGAACCGCTAAACACAAAGGCGTGGTTAAAGCTTACTAGTCCATCTACCGGCGTACCAATAGTAATTGAATTAATAATAATGTCGCCGCTAATAGTATACCCACCACCAGCTGCCTTATCTTTAAAAGCGCAACCAGCATGAGTACCTACAGTAGAGCTTGTTCCCATGGTAGTAAAATTACCATTAGCTCCTGTTAAGCAAGCAATACGTTCTTTCCATCCCGCCGAATCCATTGACGTAGCTTCTTGTACATCTACGGTTTGACTAACTTCCCATGACTTAATCTCAGTACCACCAGCGCCGGTTATTGTTCCAGCGAATCCACAAAGTGCACTTGTCGCCATCTTACACCTCTTTAGTTATTAATAATTTAAGCAATACCAACAGCACCAGTCGAAACGAAAGTATATTTAAATGTTATAGCATCTTCTACGTTATCAGTAAGCGTTATGTCGGTTACTATAATGTCCAACGTGTAGGTATGGATAGCATTAATAAACTCTACACCTGCATGGGCACCAATAGCTCCACAAGGTATTAGCGACTCAAAGGATCCGCTAGCACTCTTAAGGCAGGGTATGTATTCCTTTTTACCAGCGCTTAGCATACTGGTAGCATCTGGTATATCTTGCTCTAAGACCAATTCCCAATTTTTTATTTCGCCGCCTAGACTTATACTTCCTATACTTCCGCAAACAGCAGCAGTTGACATCTTTCACCTCTTATTTTATGGATTGCTCTAATTGCCTCATACACTAATAATTCTGCAAAACGACTAATTTGACTTGTTCTATTTTCCTGCCAGAATACGGAATTGCAAATGTATACCCCATATTTTATTTTTTTCGTCATAAAAGGTAGTATTATTGTTGTATGAGATTGTGGCTATATGTGTCACGCCGTTTCCTGTAGCTAATGAACTTCGATGGTATAAATCTTCCAAAACGTCAGCAATTGTCTCTATTTGTGCGTGTTGACGATCATTACCCCATATACTCATTTGCCAGCGCCCGTCTGAATAGTTGAATCCAGCAGGTTGAATTGTTGACGGCATTGCCATTGTTAAATTGCTAGATATGTGGAATACGCCAATTATAGGATATACCTTAGCTTGCGGAGTAAATTTGTCTAAGTGCATAGGAATATTTTGTACTGTCCAAAGAGTACTAGTTTGGTATTTAGCCCATATTGATTTTTTTATTTCCTGTATTATATTCATATCCTATTCACCACCTTAAAAGTTCCCTATAGTTTGCTAATAACCTCATCCATACTTGGCCTTAAGTAAGCTTGCATAGGCGTATTAATTGTTCCGAACTCAACATGACAATTAGATATTATTAATCCATTAGCGTAATAAGAATGTATATCCTGTATTGACAAATCATACAGATTAGCATTATGCAAATTATGCTTTTGTTTTTTGTCTAAATAATTCCACTTATAAACACTAACAACGTCTGTTTTTTTAAAAACATTCATATTAATATAACTGTTTGTATTTGGATTACAAACCACATAAAAAACATTTGGATAAGGATTTGGATCGAATATATTTGTAAATCTCTTATCATAGAAGTGTATATGTGTAATTTTTAATAACGGATCTATTGTTAATAAATATTTGTCCCTATCAATATCTTTTTGTTGATCTTTATGCCAATAGGCTCCATCTGGTTCGTATATTTCATTTGTTTTAGGACAGTAAAAATCAACCCATTTATTCCCTATATTATAATTAAATATATATTCAATTCCTCTAGAGTCCAACCAATCCTTTACCCATTGTTCGTATTTAGTAAACTTACTTTTTTTTCTAATATTATAATTAGGATGCGACCTAGGATTATTTTTAAATCTTTTTTTGGCACTTTCGCTCATTTTTCTTTTTGATTCGGCGCTTCTTTTCATTCCAACATGAGGATTATTTCCTTTAATATTCCAATATTCTTGTCTACATTTATCCGAACAAAATTTTTGATTTAGATTAGTTAAATATCTTCTAAAAGAATTTTTACAATTTAAGCATATATTGATTGAACTTTTCCCAGTCCCCCTTCTCTTGTCCGTTTTAATAAGCGTCCACACCTTATCTGTTAATAATAAATCTTTTGACTCTATCCACTTATTACGTCCGTTCCTGTAAATTAGTATTTTGTGGTTATCGGTAAGAGTAATCTTATGTGTTTTATTTTTTCTATACTCAAATTCTATGTCTATTAAATTTGGGAAATCTTTTGCCTTATGTCTTATTTGTTTTAAAACCTTTTTAAAATCTCCTGTTTGAGTTAATACTTCGTCTCCTATTTTAACCATTCCAATTGTTTTTGTTCCATTTTTAGTTTTAATTCTGGTTTGTGCTCCAAATATACATGCATAAGTAGTCGTATCGGTTCCTACCAGCCTTTCATACTTAGTTTCTCCATCCTTCTTATGTAAACTATCCTTGAGCCTACCAGTATCCACCGGTACAATAGTTTTAGCATTTTCTAATACGTCATCTGCTACCTTGTCAATAAAGTCTTCACCCTCAGACATAACATTATTAAGACCGGTCTCATTCCATTTAATTTTTATGTCGCCTATAATAGCCATAATTACACCTGACCAACAGTACATGTCCCGGTTGCAGTACCCCCAGGATTATAATTCCCAATTACATCATCTGCCAAGCTATCTTTTTGAAACCACTCAGTTTGTGGATTACCCTGATAGTTGTTAGATATTGTCCAATAATAATTGTCTTCGGAAGAATAATATCTATAGTGGACATAATAGGTAGATAACATTCTTTTATATACTGGGTGTCCAGCCCATTCGGCATATAAATTATATTCACCCGTTACATCTGGACTTATTAAACCACGAACATAAATCTTATCTGCGCTGGAAGAAGAACTACTTGAACTACTTGAGCTACTTCTTATTTCAGTAGACGAACTTGAGCTATAACTAGAACTAGAGCTATGGCTTTCTTGTGGCGTGTCATAAACTGTTAGGCTTCCTTGGGTTCCAGTAGTAGGCGTATAGGTTCCATAAATATTAGTGCAGGTAGAACCTAAACCAATCTTAGACCAACTATAAGGATTCTTGTTGCCCTTAACAGAACTTATTCGCCATATTGTTCCCGGTTGCCAGTAAATATACCAGTCTACTCCATCCTTTAACATATGGTAGGAACAAGCACCATTAAATAATCCGTCATAATTATAGTCGCCTTCTGCATCCGGTAGGGCGTCACCACTTACATAAACCATGTCCATATAAGAGCTTGAAGAACTAGAAGAAGAACTTACGCTGCTATTAGAAATAGAGGACGTAGAGCTTGTACTTTCAGAAGACTTAGAAGAATTAGATTGTGTACTTGAGCTACTACTTTGAGTGCTGCTTGAATCGCTAGACTGGCTTATGTCCTCAGAACTGGTAGAACTACTGGAAGTGCTTTGAGAAGACTTAGAGCTATTACTTTGCGAACTGTATGAGCTATTAGAAACGCTAGATTCACTTGAGCTGCTATTAGAACTTCTAGACTGGCTACTATGGCTACTACTTTGAGTGCTGCTAGAAGAACTAGATTGGCTTATATTCTCAGAACTGGTAGAAGAACTTGACGTGCTTTGAGAAGACCTAGAGCTATTACTTTGAGAACTGTATGAGCTATTAGAAACGCTAGACTGACTTGAGCTGCTATTAGAACTCTTAGACTGTGTACTGGAACTACTGCTTTGAGTACTGCTAGAGGAACTAGATTCGCTATAATTTTCAGAGCTTGTAGAAGAAGAGCTTTCAGAACTCTTGCTACTCTTAGAGGCAGAACTTTCGCTAGAAGAACTGGTACTGCTTGAAGAATTACTACTCTTAGAAGAACTACTTTGAGACGAAGAACTTTCCGTACTACTTGAATTAGAACTAGAGCTTGAGTTATGAGCATAGTAAGAACTGCTAGAAGACTCTGAACTAGAACTACTTACATAAGGTATAATGTCTATAATCTGGTCTATCATCTTACAGTCAATTTGCATATGGCTACGGTAGTCTAAATCATTAATATTTATAATGTCGTATTTTTCACCATTATAGCAGTCAACCATTAAGTCGGATTCTTGTATGTCTAATTGATCTGGTATGTAAATTCTAACAATAGGCACTACCATTTCCTTACCGTCAATGAAATCTTCTTGCCCTTCTAAATACATTATTCTGGCTTTAATATTAGGGAAGTGCAGGTAGTATTGCTCAAAGGCAGCACCGTAAATATCTTGCGAATTTACTACGCTATAAACATTGCACTGCGTAAATGTTAATCCAGCTACGCTCACTTTTGCCACCCTTGTTTATTGGTTAGAAAATTAGTAACCGCCCTACAATTAAAATGCGTATAAACAATATTCTTTACCATAGGCTCTAAAAACATCTTAGGTGGTTGCATAGGGCTAAGAAAGAAGTCAGGCTCAAACATTTCCTTATAGTCTGCTTCATTAAAACCATTAGGCATAAGACTGTCCATATACTTAGCCATAGAAACTTCTTCGCTCCACTTGTCAGTCATTGTTTCCCATACTTTAATAATCTCAGAAGCTATATTCTTTTCTCTAAAATATACAAAGCTAGCACATGGTACCTTTCTCCAATCTTTAGGTCGCCAAAATACTTTCATTTTATTGTACATACTTATGCTAGCCTGTATTTTAGACTTCTTATTCATTACTTCCCAAAAATCTAATGGTAACTCTTTTGTCCTAACGCAATCCCAATCTAAAAATATATATTCGTCAAAATCCTTAGCCGCCTGCTCAAATATTTCTAACTTATGCCTGAAATTTTCTTTAGTTAGATCCCATACTATAGGCTTCTTGTCTACTAATTTGCACTTAAATCCCATGTCAACTAGCTGCTTATAATTGTCTTCTCCAAATATATAAGACATGTCAGTAACGTCATACTTACAAGACTGAACTAATTTAATGTCATTAGCTATCTTAGTCCTACGTGCTTCCCATCGGTTATTAAATAAACCTAAGGTGCCCCATAATCCTCTTATAAATCCTCTATTCATAGAAACTCATCCATAATTTCGTTCCGTCGCAATTAACATAAGAATAGCCTTTTAACGCATAAGGATTAATTAAATCTAATGAGCCTACTAAATTACTGCAACAACCTGAACCGAATGGTCCTGTGTATACTTTAATATACTCTGGAGTGCCGTTAATATTCACCAATAAGTAACCGTAACCAGCCAAACCTACCGGCGTGCTAATAGAACCGTAGAAAATCTTATTAGAAGGCGTATAAGAACCTGAGCCGCCTTTAGTATAAAGTGGTATATAATAAACCTGGTTAGTAGAGCCGTTAATATTAACATTTAAGAAACCGTAAAGGGTGAATATGGCTGCTTGAGAACTGCTAGAACTAGAAGAACTTGAGTATTCACTAATGCTTGACAAACTACTAAGCGAAGAACTACTGGTAGAAGACTCAGAACTAGCAGAACTCTTAGAACTTGAACTACTGGTAGAACTAGATGTGCTAGCAGAACTTAAGGACTGAGAACTTAAAGAACTAGCTGAACTTAATGACTGAGTAGATTCAGAAGACTGACTAGATTTAGAGCTAGAACTACTGGTAGAACTGCTAGTAGAACTTGACGTAGAACTAGGAGTGCTAAGACTGCTTTCAGAACTAATGGAACTCTTAGAACTACTGCTTTCAGAACTTAAGGATTGGCTAGACTCACTACTTTCAGAACTCTTTGAGCTAGAAGAACTTTCAGAACTTAATGAACTACTGCTAGAAGAACTTACGTCCGAAACAGAAGAAATAGAAGTAGAACTTTCGCTTGTAGAACTACTGGATGTGCTAGGACAGAAATCTAGAACATAACCAGCGCTACCATAACCTAGACCTTTATTCCATATTAAACCGTCGTTAGTAGGATCCGGATATACGTCAGAATAATATAACCATAACGCAGGATTATTAGTAGGAGAATAAGCTACCGCCCATTTACCAGCGCTCTCAAAACAAAGATAATGACTGTTAGAAAATACCGGGTAGTTATTGAAATAATATCCAGTACGACAATAGCAACCATTAATATTTTTAGTTAGGCTTGAAGAACTGCTTGAGCTTTCTTCGCTTACAGAACTTTCAGAACTTAAACTACTCTCTGAACTTAAAGACTGAGAACTTTCAGAACTAGCAGAGCTTAAGGATTGCGAACTTAATGAGCTAGCAGAACTTAAGGATTGAGTACTTAATGAAGACTCACTAGATTCTGAACTTAAGCTACTGGACGAAGACTCAGAAGCAGAACTTAAACTACTAGCAGAACTCTGAGAACTTAATGAACTACTAGAGCTTTCACTTTCACTGCTAATAGAACTTAAAGAAGACGGTGAACTTGCAGAAGATTTACTAGAACTGCTTTCTGAACTAATACTACTAGGACTACTAGCAGAGCTTAAAGAGGCAGAAGAAGCACTAGAAAGACTGCTAGAACTGGAATTAGAACTAGATTCGCTACTTAATGAGCTGCCTGAACTTAAACTACTTTCGCTGCTCTTGCTTGAACTACTTGAACTAGAAGATTCAATAGTAATAGACTTGCTAGATTCGCTAGAAAGACTTGACTTGCTAGAAGAACTTGTTGAACTACTTGAATTGCTAGAAGAAGTGCTTGAGCTTACAGAAGGTCCACCAAAGTCCTCAGGTATGGAGTCCCAATTAGTTAAACCGGAATCATCTGTAAAACACCCAGTTCCAGTAGGTCTAGGACTCCTTAGCCATAGCGTAGGAGCATAGCCAGTTAAGGATGTATTATGGTAGAATGTTCCTGCAAAGGTGGTTACAGCGGTGCAATTGTCAAACAGTCCAGTAGGTATTGCAGTTAAAGACGTATCGTAATAAAATGTATTTACAAAAGTAGTTACTAAAGGATTATTATTAAATAGTCCATCGGGTATTGTTGGCAAGCTTGCGCAGGAAATAAAACAATAACTAAAGTCTGTTACCTTAATATTATAGTCGAATAAGCCAGGAGGTATGGTTACTAAATAAGTACAACTATGGAAGCAAGCAAAGAAGGTAGTAGCTTTTACGTTAAACTTAAATAAGTCTGCCGGTATGGACGTTATATTAGTACAAGCCCTAAAGCAGTTACCAAAATCTAGTGCTTCAATATTGTTGTCGAATATATTAGCTGTTATTCCTGTTAGTCCTGTGCAACCATAGAAGGTATTATTGAAAACTGTTACCTTGGTATTGTAGGCGAAGAGTCCTGCCGGTATAGATGTTAGACCTGCACAAACATAAAATGTATTTAAGAAAGTAGTTACATTAGTGTTGTATCTGAATACATTGCTTGGTAAACCGGCAGTAGTTAAAGCACTGCACTGTTGGAAGCAATAACCAAAAGTAGTTACAGCGGTATTAAACTTGAATATGTCTACTGGAACAGACGTTAACGATGTGCAAATCTGGAATGTAGCAAAGAATGTAGTTATTCCAGTACAGGTGTCGAATAAGTTTTCTGGTATAGATGTTATTTTTGTAGAACGGAAACAATAAGACATGTCGGTTACTAAGGATGTACACCCATTAAATAATCCGCTAGGTATGGATTCCAGTTTCGTATCATCCATAAAGCAAGAATTAAATGTTGTTACAGCAGCATTAGTAGCAAATAAATCGCTAGGAATTGAAGTAAGATTGCTACATCCTCTAATAGCATTTGCAAATGAATTAACTAGAGTGTTATACTTAAATAAATTATTAGGTAACGATGTTAAACCTGAGCAATTATAAAATACGTTGCCCATTGTAGTTACGGCAGTACAGGTATCGAACAGTCCGTCTGGTAACGATGTTAAAGACGTGCAACCATAGAAGGTATTAACAAAACTAGTTAATCCCGTAATACCATTAATAGGACTTAGAATAGCTGTTAGTTTTGCCGGGTTAGTAGGGAATATTATTTTGGTAGCAGCGCCCTTTATGGTTAAGGTATAAACACCAGCAAGAGCATAAGTATGGGTGCCGGTAGCGCTTCCATTATAAGTATTAGATTGAGTATCGCCCCAAGAAACTATAAGGTTGGTAGCACTGGTATAACCTACTGCAAAGGTCTGATTAACGACGGTAGTAGTTACTTGTAAGTTCCAACGGTTATCATAAGAGGAAGTAGACGAAGAAGAAGAATTAGAACTACTTGAAGAATTAGAGCTAGAACTACTAGTAGAACTACTAGAACTAGAACTACTTGAGCTAGAACTACTGTTGCTACTAGCGGAACTTTGAGAAGATTTAGACGAACTAGAATTACTAGAAGAACTATTAGAACTAGAACTTTCTTCGTCTGTAACTACTGGATTACCACTGGTTCCTACAGCTGGAACATAATTACCTTCCACCTTATAATCGGCTGGTAGATTTTTTGCCCATGAACTAGTTTCCAGATTACCTATAGGATTTGAAAAATACCAGCTAGGATATGTTGGATGACCGTCTGACCAAAGCCAATAACTACCCTTATTATAAGCAGGATAGCCATTATAAGTTCCCGATTCGTCATAATAACCGGTAACATCTGGACTTATAGAACCTGATACAATTTTCTGGCTCATTTTTTAATACCCAAATCCATAAAAATAATAGCATACCTTTAAATATTCGCTAGACTCAGAAGAACTACTTGTAGAACTACTGGAACTTGATTTTATTTCAGTAGAACTAGATTCGCTACTTTCAGAACTAATAGAAGAAATAGAAGACTCTGAACTACTAGATTCTGAACTAATACTTGACATAGAACTACTAGAACTGGAACTCTTAATTTCAGTAGAACTACTTGTCGAACTAATACTACTAGAAGACGATTCAGAATGGCTTTCGCTACTTAAAGAACTTAAAGAACTTGAACTGCTAGATCTTATTTCGGTAGAACTAGATTCGCTACTTTCAGAAGACTTACTACTTGAACTACTTGTAGAACTAGACTCACTGCTTTCGCTAGAACCACTACTTTCCGAAGATTCACTAGACGAACTACTTTCACTAGACGAACTAATTGTAGAACTAGATTCGCTACTTTCGCTAGATTCACTACTTTCAGAAGAAGCAGAACTTAAAGAACTACTACTGGACGACTCAGAACTTTCGCTAGATAAAGTAGATTCTGAAGAAGCAGAACTTAAGGAACTACTACTTGAAGATTCAGAACTTTCAGAAGAACTACTAGACTCAGAACTTTCGCTACTTAGACTGCTAGAAGTACTTGATTCAGAACTTAATGAACTTTCACTACTTAAACTGCTAGATGTACTTGATTCAGAACTTAAAGAAGACTTAGAAGAAGAACTACTGGTAGAATTTGAACTAGAACTACTTTCGCTTGATCCAGAAGAAGCAGAACTTAAACTACTAGACGTGCTACTTTCACTACTTAATGAACTTTTACTTGAAGAAGAAGTAGATTCTGAGCTAATACTAGATTGAGAAGATTTAGAACTAGAAGACGTTGAATAAGAACTACTTTCTGAACTTATAGAACTAGCAGACGACTTAGAACTGGAAGAACTACTATTTGAACTTATAGAAGATTGAGAAGACTTAGAACTGGTAGAAGATTCCTGGTAAGATTGCGAAGAACTACTGGGACAATCATCGTTAAAATATCCTGTGTCACCTGAACCATCTGCCCTATGCCATATATTACCTGCATTAGTAGGATCTATAAAAACATTAGAATAGAATAACCATTGAATAGGATTATTAGTTAAGGTATCCGCCATTACCCATATGCCACTTAGTCCTCTAAATAATAATTTATAACCATTAGAATAAACAGGGTAGCCGTTAAAGTATTGTCCGTTCTTACAGTAGCAACCGTTAATAAGTGATTTTTGATAACTACTGCTTGAGCTAGAAGAAGAACTAGACGAACTGCTATTTGAACTAGGTGAGCTTAAAGATGAAACAGAAGATTGAGAAGACTTAGAACTAGAAGAATTACTACTTCTAATTTGAGTAGACGAACTAGAACTAGAAGAACTAGATTGAGTAACACCACGTGGATTTATAACAAGTAACTGTGCTATCGGGATAAACGTCATACCACTAAACTCTATAGATCCGATTCCAGTGTCAGTTGTTTGCGATCTATTTCCGTAAGCCATTGCAATACTGATAGTATTATTACCATAATGATAATAGGCATCATAGGATTCTGTAAAAGTAGGAGGAGAAGTTGCAATAGCATAATCACTGCACGTAAGACTTGCAATTGTTATACCAAACAATAATATTTCAGAATTAGCTACAGTAGGAGTTACACCTCCGTTAGTAACAACACCACCTTCTGGGTTTCCGCTGAAAGGCATACCCCAATTAGAACCGCATATGGGGGTACCGGTATCGCAACCAGTAAAAGCAGAAATAGCACCTATATTCACTTTATTATCTGTCATCGTCCATGTAAAAGTAGAAGTAGCAACATCTATACTAGTAGCAAATTTATAATATAAAGCAGAAGTATTATTGGATTCCAAATTATCTTTTCTTATTTGAGTCCAACCACTAAGTGTAGGTCCAGTGTCTGCATCATAACTAGCAATATGGCAAATCATTAAATCGCCAACCGCTAGACCTGAAGGCTTAGGAATATTGCACTGGTAATTTCCAGATTCTCCGGAACTTATTCCTTTTGATCTATAAGCAATACTCATATTTTAACTTCCAAAATCATACGCATAATAACATGGCAATAAATATTCACTACTTAAACTGGTAGAACTACTAGAGGTACTTGAACTACTTGTAGAAGAACTTGTAGAACTGCTATTAGAACTAATGGAACTAGCAGAAGATTTAGAACTACTGGTAGAACTACTAGAACTACTTTGGCTAGACTTAGAACTGGAACTACTGGTAGAAGAACTGGTAGAACTAGAAGTAGAACTAGTAGAACTACTGTTAGAGCTGGGTGTAGAACTGCTAGAAGACTCACTACTTTCGCTACTTAATGAGCTACTAGATTCGCTACTAAGGCTTGATTCACTTGACAACGAACTTGAACTGCTAGAACTTTTAATTGCGGTAGAACTGCTAGAAGAACTTTCGCTAGACTCAGAACTCTTAGAAGAACTTGAGATGCCTAATGAGCTTGTACTAGATTCGGAACTTAGAGAACTTTTACTTGAACTAGAGCTACTTTCACTATAGCCCATAGAAGAACTAGAACTGGAAGATGAAGAAGAAGAGGTTGAACTAGAGGTGGAAGAACTATTAGAACTAGCACTACTTAAAGATGATTTAGAACTGCTAGATGTTGAACTACTGGTAGAAGAACTACTATTAGAACTAGGCGTACTAGCACTACTTAAAGAAGATTTAGAACTGGAAGAAGACGTAGAACTAGAAGTACTACTAGAGCTGGAAGAAGTTGAGCCGGCCGGCGGTGTATTATAAGAAATAATTACAATACCGGTTCCTCCATTTCCCGCCTTATTATCTGAGTTACCGTGCATTCCGCCGCCACCGCCACCGGTATTTGCTACGGCGTTTCCGCCAGTTAAACCTCCATTTCCTCCTCCTCCAGAGCCTCCGGTTCCATCTGTACCCGAATAAGATCCTCCGCCTCCGCCGCCCGCAAACCATCCAGCGGGACTTCCACCTACGCTAGAGAACCCTGAATATTGTAGACCTACGCCACCATTCCCTGCGTGTGTTAAGTTATTACCGTTTTGACCAACGGCACCGGCGCCTCCTCCACCTCCTTCGTTGTACGGAGAAGCCCAAGTATCAGCAACACCACCATCGTTCCCTTGACCGCTTATACCCGATCCCTTTGTACCTGTCTTTGCGGCCCCTCCTCCGCTTCCACCGTTTCCGCCGTTGTACGTCCCTTCGGGAATGTTATTAGTGCCACCCGAACCACCGCCAGTTGCCACGGATTTAGTAGCGATTGACGAATTGCCGCCGTTTGTAGATGGTCCTTGTGTGTTTTGCCCACCATTACCTCCGCCACCAACTATTACAGCATAGGTACCAATAGAAAACACATTACTGGAAGCATATATTAAACCGCCGCCACCGCCACCAGCACCAGTATGCTGACCTCCGCCTCCGCCACCAGCAACAATTAATATTTCACACGTAACTTCAACGTCAGTTACGAAATTTTCGCTTCCAACGTTAGAAAACTTATGAAAAGTTTTGCCTCCGCTAGTCGAAATTATACCACCAGTAATAGACATATTATTTGTCCACTAAAATATTTTTATTAAATTTATTCTTCATTTATGTTTAACCAATTAATAGCGTTTATGGTTTTGGGCGTTGGGATGTTATGAGTTTTTTTAGTATTTTTATAATTTATGATTGAATTACCTTCTCTAACTTCATCATAAATATGAGCATTACCAAAAACCCTAGCATTACCATAAATCTGAGCATTACCAGAAACCCTAGCGTTTCCATAAATACTAGCATTATCAGAAACCCTAGCGGTACCATAAACCAAAGCATTTTCATAAATATTAGTATCACCATAAACACTAGCATCGCCATAAACATTAGCATTACCAGAAACTCTAGTATTACAAAAAACCCAAGCGGTACCATAAACCCTAGCGTTTTCATAAACCCAGGCATTATCATAAACCCTAACATTACCATAAATCCTAGCATCATCAAAAACCATAGCGTTACCATAAATCATAGAATTATCACCAACCCAACAATCTCCTTTTTGACTTAGATTCTCTACTTTCTCTATCCATCCCCCAAAATCACCTTTCTTAACATCGGAGAATCTTTTGGTTGCAATAATCCTATAAAGAACATGCGAATTAATTATCTTACTTTTGTTTGTTAATTTATATTTCACAATCATGCTCATACTTCTCCTTTTTTATACCCACACGCTACTGTTCCACTTACTTATATTATTAGGACAAAGATTATCGCTACTTGAACTACTGGTACTTTCATAACCACTAGAACTACTGCTAGAACTAGAGCTTAAATAAGTTATAACATTAATAATCGAATCTATTCTTTTAACATCGATCTGTAAATGATGCTTACGATCTAACCTATTAACGTATAAAATGTCATACTTTCTATTAGGGATTCTATTAACGTCTACAATAAGATCCGATGTTAGAATATTATATTGAGCACCTATGTAGATTCTATAAACAGACACGTTTTGAATTTTACCGTCTATAATTTTCTCATAAGTAATTACTTTTTGGCGGAATCTAGCTGGTATACTTTTGTACTTAAGAAAATATTGTTCTGTGTTAGCGGCGTAAACGTCAGTACTTGTTACTACGCCGTAAACATTTACTAGAGTTGTGGCTAAACCTGTGACGCTCATTATTCACTATCCCCAGCTATTATACTAGATCACTTTCTTTTTGTAAAAGTCAAGAAGATCGTGGTAGCGGTTTAAAAGCTGGGAAATCTGAGCGTTGTCTGCAAGTTTATAATTGTAATCGCCTAATCCTTCTGAGGCGTAAATTCCTTTGTAAATTCCACTGCCATCTAAATTGTATAAAGACATTAGATCCCTAATTATGCTGGCTACTACCCACTTAAGCTCTTGAGGAACTAAGGCAGTTGTATACCCGCTGTCATACACGATTAGAAGATCTGTTTCGTTGTACCAGTCTATAACACTTCCGGAATCTATGCTAGAATAACCATTATAATTAGAATATTGGTTAGACGACAAGTTATGGGTTACAGAAGCATAGTTAGGATTTATTAACAGGCGATCTGAGTTTTCATTAATTCTATAAACGTCACCTACAGAATTAGAAGTAGTTAGATCGAAGTAATTAAGACCGGCGTATAAGGTTTTACCGCTGGTAGGTCTTAAGGTTAGAGTGTTTATATTAGCTGCGGTTATAGTAGAAGGTATACTAGACTGGTAAGCAAACGTAACACCCGCTAAAGCTCCCTCTACTGCCGTTTTTAGTGTCCCTAGAGTAAGGTGGGTGCTAAATAAGAAGTCAGTAGAAACTAAAGTACTGGTATTAGTAGCTGTAAATTTAGCTTCTACTTGAATATTATTAGACGTTACCTGAGAAACATTGAAGTTGTAAATATTATTAGTGTCGGTTATTAGAATTGCGTCATAAGGAACACCTAAAAGTAATACGTTGTTAATGGGCCAGTTGTCGGTTAAAAGCTCATACTCCATTGTACACCACTGGCCCCATGTCTGCTTAAGAAATCTGCGTCTGCAATAATTTTCTATGGCACGACAGATTGTAGGTATATTAGCCGAAAGAAAGGTGTCGTAAGTAACAACACTAATATTGTCTAGTGCCTTTATTTCGGCAAGTGTCGCAATTTCGTTACTTCCAGGGTATGCCATAACTACCTCCTAAAGGCTGAAGTAATTATTAGCATGTACCTTCAGCAAGTAGACCAGCTTCTCCAACCCAAGCTCCATCCGGGCAACCACCAGCATCATCCTTAGACGATACCCATTGATTCTGAGGATCGCCAACATCACCTGAGCAAGCCCAATAGCCAGTTACAGCGTCAAACCAAATATTGTAAGTTCCGTTGTTATAAACAGCCTTATTATTATAGTCTGCGCCCGTCCACGTATACTGTCCATTAATAGCTACAGTAGTAAAGGTTGAAGCGCAATACTTCGTCTTACAACCTAATACGTTTTCACTTGAGCTAGAAGAAGAACTCTCACTCTTGCTAGACGAAGAACTAGAGCTTTGAACTTCAGTACTTTCAGAACTTAAGCTTTGAGAACTAGGGCTTTGAGTACTTTCAGAAGAAGCAGAACTCAAACTTCCCGAACTAGCAGAACTTAAGCTTTGAGAACTTCTGCTTTGAGAACTTGCAGAACTTAAGCTTTGAGAACTTCTGCTTTGAGAACTTGCAGAACTTAAGCTTTGAGAACTTGCAGAACTCTGTGAATATCCAATGCTAGAGCTAGAAGAACTACTAGATTCACTAGAAGTAGAGCTAGAACTTTCATAATCTCCAGCAACGCAAGCTACATAACAGTATTTCTTAGATCCGTTCTGTTCTCTTATCCAACTAGACCATAGAGGACAACCATTAATACGAATAATTGAACGGAAAGCTGTCTCATTAGAATTCCAGTATAAGTGTTCACTAATATCTTCTCTAAGAGGTTTAAGAGCTATTACATAAGCAGTAAAGTCGCCTAAGCAAATATCTCTTGAGTCCATGCAATCTGACACATAAACAGGAAATCCAAATAAAATACCCTTAATCCTGCTACCTTTTTCATATAAAAATTCAAGAGGTAGAAGAGGGTTAGTGCTGTTAGAATATAGGGCTACAATTTCGTGCCAGGCATTAGCATCCATTACCCACATGCCGTTAATGCCACCATAATAAGCCTCTAACATTGTCTGTAAATTTGCAACCGTAAGAGGAACTGCATTAGTAACCTTTAGTGTCGCACGTGTTCCAATAGCAGTAGAACCCATTACACCATAACAATTAGTTGCGCCATTACCATATAGAATACTTCTGTCTATTTTCATTTTAATGGCGTCTTCAAATCCTTTACGTAAATATTGAGGGAGAACTATAGAATCTTGTACCAAAGCATTAGTAACTCTAGCAGCAACACCGATCTGGTTAAGTGCTAGTTCTGTTTGAGCAAATTTAGGGAAAGTTAGGGTAACGTCGGCGCCTTCGGTTAGTTCGTAGGTTATAATACCACCCAAAATACCTTGAGTCATATTACGTTTGTTTTGATCTGCTATAGGAAGTAAAATACCGTGAGCTTTTTCACTTACGGTAACCTTCCATGAGTAATCGAAAATCGATCCCTCAAGATATTCTGCTGATAGAATGTCACGGAAGATTTCTAGTTGAGTGAGATTTGCGCCTGTATTGTCTTCACCAGTACCGGCGGAGACTTTTTGAATTAACTCTTTGAGGGCCTTACCTTGAAGTTCTAATTTCTTACTCATTTTTGTATTCCTTAATGTTAGCCTTTTTATGTAGGCGTTATACAATTAAATTGTTACTAACTCTGACTCTAACTTGCGCTTATTTACATGAAATTTTAAAACCGAATCTGTAATTTTTTGTATCTGTTCTTTAGTATGATACCTACCAGTTTGTGATTTAGCATTTTTTTCTCTTGCTTCTTTAGAAAATACTTTACCCTCATTAAAGTGTAATTCTCTATGGCAATTAGCACATAAAATAATACACTTATCTAATTCTGGTTTTGCTGTTTCCAAATTCCTAAACTTATTTATAATTGTTTCTTTTTTACTAGGATCTATATGGTGAAAATCTAAAGAACCAATACATTTATCATATCCACACATGCTACATTTACCGCCTCTATAATCTAGCATATCTTTTTTCAGTTTACGCAATTTTTCTGTTTTTCTAATATTGCGTTCTTCTCTATGCTTATCGTTTTGTACTTTATTATTAATATAATTACAAGATTTACATTCCCATGATTTATAGATTTTACCATTTCTTTCGAAATACCTTCTAAACTCAGATTCGTCTTTCAAAGAACCACATGTTTTACATTTACGCATTGTAACCTCCTACAGTTACCCTAGAATAAAAATAGGGCTTGGGTCGGGGATCTAGGATAATCCTTTTCAGTCTATAGAACCTAGACCCAAGCCATTACAACCATTATACAAACAATTACTAGTCCTGGGTAACGAACGAAGCTACCACAGAAGTATCAGGAAGAGTTATCGTCTTAGGAATCAGAGGGCATCCCCCTACTCTAGTTATAAAACGGTACGTCTGCTGATTACTGATGAACTTGACATGTAACGACATAGCAACCTGAGGAGTTAATGTTCCCTTAGTTAATAGAGCGTAGTTGTCAAACGCACCAAATATAATCTGTCCCGGAGTAGCCGCAGTAGCTTGCTCAATAACCTTAATAGGTCTACCAAACAAAGTACCGGCCGGCGCAACACTAGTATCCTTAACAAACAGAGGCATACCAGCAAGACCACCAGTAGCCAGAATAGCAGTGCTCTGACTCATAAGATTGGCATAAGCAGCCGTTCCCATAAGCCATACAGCCTGTTCCCTATAACCAGGGTTCATGGCGTTATACATTGCGTTATATTCAGCCTGAGTTGGGAATGCACCAGCAACAGTTACCGCCTTAGTACCAGCATGTCCTACAACAGCCGTACAAATACCAAGAGTGGCGTTTAGAATTTCATTATCTATCATCCATGCAAATGCTTGTCCAACTTTACCAGCTACGAACGGTGCAATATTCGGACAGTCATCAACTAGAGCTTGAGTCAGGTAATAGAGTGCGCCCATCTGCTTAATAGGTACATCTACCTGTGTGAACGTAGGCTTAGAATCCGTAATATCCGAACCTTCATCTACGTTATAAAACCTAATTCCGCCCCACTGACTGGTTACTGTTCTTGCGCTTTCATCAATCTGCTTGAATTTCAGACCGTTTGCATAGTCCTCAACCACGAACTGTCTGCAAAGAGGAGCAACCTGAGCAGCCTTCATATAAGCTGAAAAGATCTCCTGGTTCCAAAGAGGATGTTGCACCAAATAACCACCTATGGCGTTAGCATCTTCCCCTAATCCTGCGCTAGCCTTCTGTACCAAGCGTGGATCTACAATGTGCTTTTCCTCAGCGTTTCTAACAGCATGTAGGAATTCCTTCATAGACTTCCATTCGCCGCTAGAATCCTTAGTCACCTCAATAGTAGGTGTTTCTTTCTTAATTTCCTCTGTCATTTTAGACTCCTTTTCTTTTGACTTAATTTCCTGTACTTTGGCATCAATTACTTCCTGGACTTTCTCTGCGTCTTTCTTTTCTACTTCTTCGGTAAACAATTCAGCAACTTTAACATCCATATATTCCTTAGCAGTTACTTCGTCGGCGTCTATAATCGTGTTAGCCTTGTACTCTTTATGATCCTTAACCATTTTAATTTTCATGTTTTTCCTTGTTAGTGTCCTTTTTAGATTAGCTTTCCTGTTTAGGGATTGGCTTTCTGAATATACACTATAATAATTCTACTAATTCTAAAATTGTCCCTAAATAATAACTACTCTTGTTTTTCCTATAATTCTAGCCTCTACGCATTTATTTATATATTCCTCTACCTCCTCAGGTGTTTGAATAACCTCTATATAGCGTTTAACGTGAGGTTTGATCTCAATAACATAGGGTTCTACGGCTTTTTCTGTAGCAGCTAGAATAGCGGTCTTAAATTTATGCTCTTCTAACCACGTTCTAAATTCTTCAACCGTATATTTCTTAGCATCTGCCCTAATAGACTGTAATTCTGTTTTACCAGCCGATGTAATACCGAAAATAGCATGAAGACCTGAACCAAACTTGTCATTCTGGCGTCTAAACTTGTCATACTTTCCTGGATCTTCTTGTCTAGCTGCGTGTTCGTTAGGAAATGGCTTTAATACCAATTCTTTTTCAATAGGTTCGCCTTCAATATTTTTAACAGGATCCTCTACAATAGGAGTTTCTTCTACTGGCTTCTCTGCATCTGGCGTGTCTTCGGTTTTAATAACAATTTTAGGTTCTTCTACTACAGGAATACTCTTTACACCTAAATATTTAATTAATTCAGGATCTACTTCTGTCTTTAAGGATTTAACCATACATTCAGCGTTAGCAGGAATAGAAACCAAAGAAAACTCATATAAAGACCAGTTACTAATAATTCTATTGGTTCTTTCATATTCTTCTACTTTAAGTCCTAATGTCTTGCACATGTCGTCAAAGGTCTTAGTTCCTCTTAGTACGACTTCATTAGCAGCAAACCCAATAGAAATTCCCTTCATTGCTCCTGCTTTAACCAATTCAAATATATTCTTAATGACAGGAACCGAAAGCACGAACTTCATCTTAGCCATTATGTAACCGTCTTTATGAACCAACTCTTCACACTTAGCTATGGGCAATAAAGAATAGTCATGGTTTATATAAATACTAGGAATCTTAACGAACTCAGTTGTGTCTACCCCACTAGAAATTACAATGTCGCCTGTTCTGTCTGTATTTTGAGTGGTTATAGTACACCATACGGTTCCCTCAGATTCGTTTAAGGTTTCTACTTTACTGAGAATAACCTCTTTACGCTCTACAACCGAACCATCCTTAAATTTTACATCCGAATGGTTCTTCTGGTTTAGAAACGGTATTAACTGACTGGCTTTAACTGCTTCTTTCATAATAACTCCTTATAAATTGTTAGGTTCCTCATTTTCTTCAACACCTTCTGCACCTCTAGGATCTCTGTCTCTTTCTGAACGATCTCTTCTATCCGGTTCTCTTCCATCTACGGCTTCTACAGAACTGTCCGGAGGTGTCAAGTCTTCGCTTCTAATAGTCTCTTTAGCAGGAACATAAGGCAAATTACCCCAGTCTACATCCTGCAATCCTCTATTATGTCTTACTTCGTTAATTGTAATTACACCATTTCTTAAATCGTTGTCTTCCTGTTTAACATCTAGTGCTTCGTCGTTAGGTACACATTCGTCAAACTGGAAAAATAGATTGTCGTCATAAAGATTTATAAGTTTACCATTAAGTCTTTCCTCAATTCTCTTTAATTTAGGCTTAATAGTAAAACGCATGTAATTACTAATAGCCACATTAGCAGTAGCCCTATTAGCGTTTTCTGTGGTTATAAGATCTTCAGGAACTCCAAAGGCATTACAAATAACACTTCTTAGCCATTTCCTACCTTCTGCAAAATCTAGATCCTTAGGTGGTAAACTAATAGGTACAAACTCAAAATCTTGATCCATTACTTTAGTTTTACCTGCACGCTTCCAATTTCTTAAAGTCTTGTCCCAACTCTTCTGAACGTCTTCCATTGTATTTTTGTCAAGTCTTCCACCGGTATATTTTACAACAGCACTAGGAATTGCGTTATTTTCGGTTAAAGCTCTTAGAAAGTCATTAATTGAATTATAAAGGTAAACTTCGTCTAAAGCATACTCTAGATCGCCAATTCCGTATAAACCGGTAATTAGGGCATTATTCCACACCCGCCAAAATAAACCAGGAGAAGTGTTCTTAAAGTGAATAATTTCTTCTTTAGGGTATTCTTTCTTGTAAATACCATTAAAAGTTCTATAACCCTTAATGTGCATGGTGTCGTCTAAGGTAACACTAGTATACTCAGCAGGCATAACTACTATTTTTTCAGGCAAACCATTCTTACCTTTAACTATTTGCCAGAACGCATTTCCAATAAGTCCTAAATAGCCAGCGGTTAGTTCCATTAAGTCATAATAGTCCAAGTCGTCATTCACATTATTTAGCACTTCATAAACCGGATGCTCAACAATTTCTACAATGTTATGAGCTTGCTTGACAATTAAACTTTTACTTTCTTTCTTAATTCTTCCTACTTCAATATGATTAAGCTCTTTATGAGGAAATACAATCTTTTCGTTCTTAGAATGAGTTAATGCAAACAATCTTAAAGGCGTAGAAGCAATACTAGACGAATTCTTACTATTACAAACACCTACAAAACCTTTATTAAGTTTTATAAGTTCTACCGGATTGTTATTTATGTGTTTAGGAGCAATTACCAAGGTGTCGATCATTCCAAAAGACGCTGGTACTGATTTTGTTTCTACATTGGCTAATTGCTTAACCAGTTCGCTCTTAGAAGGTTTTATATTTTTGGATCCTACTTGTCTGCTCATATTAAATTACCTCATGCCTTATATTAAAAGTTCTCTGTCTGACTACATTCTGCCCACATGTCTTCCTTGTTAATGTCCTCTTCGTCACGTTTATAAAGATCTTCCTCTTCGTCTAAAAATTTAGGGTAAATATAATTTCCTTGAGTGTCTTGAACTTCATTCACTACATACCTTAAAGCATCTAAGCAATCGTCTCCTTTCTTTACCGGTTTCTCAGAATTTCCTTTGTAGACATAATTTTCAAATTCACGTATTAAAGTGTCACATGAAGGATCTATAAGCAAACTACCATTACCTAAACGATCTCTAATTCTGTCAATACCCACGTTTACGTCATGATTAGCCTTAAATGCCTGAATTCCTATATTACTCAATTCATTAGCCAATATAGGTGCAGAAGGATCGTATAAGATTTGCAGGTTTCTATACTGTTCATTCATTTTAACTACGGTTTTCTTAATTTGAGCTATTAATAAGTCACTCTTGGCGGTTTCTTCTATTACGCTAATAATATTTTTAGTAACCCCACATAATATAAAAGCTGCTAAATGTGTTTGTCCCCAGTCAATACTTAAATAATACTCTTCATACCCGCTCTTAGGTAATATTCTAACGTGTTGTTCCCTTGAGAAATTCTTAAATACCTGTCCTTCTATTGCTACCCATTCGCCATCTACCATTCTTTTTCGCCTGTCAGCATCCATATATTTAAAAGAGTCGAAGAAAGATTCAGGTAAATAGAAATTGTCATAAGAACTACTAGTAATTACCTTATGGTCCTTGTCCTTGTCTATAAAAAATTGCTTATATAACCACTGGTCCTTATTAGGTGGTCCCGGGTTAGTAGCCAAATAAACCTGCATACTACCTTTCTTACTTCTCAAACCATAAGCCATTTCCTCATATTCTTCCAAAGTAAACTCAATAGCCTCATCTAAGCATAAACACCCAATATTCATACTTCTAACGCTCATTCCTCTGTCTAACCCTCTATACTGCAATATTCCTCCACCTTTAATTTTTATAATACCTTCCGACTTATTATGGAATTCTATTGCCTCTGGCGGTATTATTTCAAAAAGTGACTCTAAGGTAGACGCTTTTAGATCTGTTAGGGTTTTTCTAGCAAGCAGTACTTTATTACCCGGCCTACTAGCTTCTCTGAAGGCGGCATAAGCTAAAACCCGGCTTTTACCGCTGTTATGATGAATTAGCCCATTAGCAATATAATTATGGTATTTAGGAACTCCAATGTCATAAATCTTATTGCAGCGGTTTCGGTTAATTTCTTGTATAATAGAAGCGGTTAAATAAGGAGAAAAACATGAATGAGAAAAATCGTGGACTTGGTAAGGGTTGTTGTTTTCGTGGTAAGCCGTCCAGTAATCGTAAATATCCTTGGCATTCTCATAAAGAGGAGTGTTTGAAGATGTATGAGGACGGTATGACAATAAAGCAAATTCTGTCTCATTATGGTTTTGTTTGTAATAAGAACCTTGGTGAACAGCTTCGTCGTTTCTTAAAGAAGAATAATATGGTTGTTGATTTTCGTGGACTTCAGGGTAAAAATAATCCTTCTTGGAAAGGTGGCGTTTATATTGATCCTGCCGGTTATAGACTAATTCGGGTTCAAAATCATCCATCAAGAAATTCTGCTGGTTATATTCGTGAACATCGTTTAATAATGGAAAAACGCCTTGGACGCTATTTAACTCAGAAAGAGGTTGTTCATCATATAAATGGCAACACTCAGGACAACCGCATTGAGAATCTTGAGCTTTATGAATCCAACGGTAAACATCTTGCGAACGAACTTGCTGGTAAATGTCCAAATTGGAGTATTGAGGGTAAGAAGAAAATCCTAAAAAGGAATCGCCTACAAAACAATCTTTCGCCAACTTCCAACCCTTAGTAGTAAGAAATAAATGATTCTTAGCAACTTTAACGATTTTACCGTCGCTAGTCTTTATTTCTAATATTTCTTCATATGACTTTAAATAAGGTATTTCTGCCTGTACCCACTCAAAATCGTTACCATTAAAGCTTAATACTATTGGCGCAGTATTATTTTTAACAAGCTCTTCTATTGCTACTTCTCCGTCTTTAGTTAGTAGCTTGGTTTCTCCTACAATACAACCACGCCCACCTGAGTAAAGTATGTATTTTTCCTTAGAATCTAAGAATTCGTACTGTTTTGGTAGTAATTTAACGTTTATTTGCATGTTATAGCCCTATTAGAATTGTTTAACCGGCGCAGTAGAAATTGGCAAATTAGTGAAAATTAGCAGATTTTTATTTTTTTTAGAATTTTTTAGCGTATTCATTGGCATATTAGCATTCTGTATTTGGGAATTTAGAATATTAGCATATATTAGGTAATTTTAGAAAATTGTATTATAGCGTGTATTGAAACCCCAACCCTAATTATTCACTACTTTTGGACTTCCTCCCAACTAAAGTGACTAGCAATCACTAAAAATGTTCTAAAAATGTTTTTACATGCCGGCTTACTCATAACTCATGTCGCTACTTATTTTTAGACCGTGTGTAAATGTTTTCTACTGCGCCAACTAAAATGTTTTTAATTACCCAACTAGCAATTACTAATAGGCCAACTAATATTCCTTACCACGCCTGTTAGAAATACTAATATATGCTCCTTGTTCTGCTCCTTGTTTATTAGCTATGTCGCATAATAATGCTAATGTAACCTAATAATGCTCATATTCCTTAGCAAAACATTAGATTCCCTAAGTGGCGTGCTAGTGGTGGGTCATAAGCCCTATTATTTTGCATGTTAGCCTACCACTTTAGAAGAAACATTAGAATCATTAGCAGTGGTAACGCTATCTACAGTGACAGTAGCAGGCGTGTTAGCGTGATCTAATGATTTAGTAGCAGGCGCACTAGCTATCATCTTGTTAGCAGGCGGCTTAGTTATATGCTTGTCGTCCTTAGCAAAAGTAATGCTCATAATGTCGCCTTTTATTGATTCTAAAGGGGTTTTTAGCCTCCAGCCCATTAGCTCTGCATATAAACTTGCTGAGGCTACAATGTCCGATCCCTTTACTTTCTCCTTATTATCCTCATTAGCCCATATTTTCTTTAATTCCTTAAGCATTCTACCCTTTTCTCCTTTAGGCTTAGGTATTCTATGACGGGTAATTTTCTTCTTAGGTGGCAACTCTACTTGCTTCTCATTATTGTTAATATCCTGCTTAGGTGTCTCATTTACTGTCTCAAGTGTCTCAAGTGTCTCATTAAGCCTATTGTCCTTCTCTAATTGCTTCATAACCCTTACTATCTCTACTGCGCCGTTCTTATTATCTTCTACCACGCCAGCTACCACTTTAGAATCATTAGCAGTGGTAGTATCTTCTAAATCTTCAAACGGGTTAAATTCTTCTACTTCTGTCATATTCTACCTACTAATAAAGGGGGCTACCAAGGAAGGAGAACTATACTAAAGGCATATTCAGTATAGTAGATTACCTTAGTACCCCCAAAGCCCTGTTAAATGTCTCCTTTAATTAGCTTCCCTTCAAAGTATATAAATACGTGCTTATGCAGGTCATTCAAGTTAAAGCGATATTTCTCAGGTAATTTAGCGTCTCTAGCAGGCAACATATTAATACTCTTTACTACCACTTCAGAATGTTCCTTTGCAAACTCTTTTAGAAAACTGTACCCGTCATTGCAGCAACGATGTATAAATATTGCTTCCTTATTATTATTAGCTTGACTTATTGGTTGAAGTGTGCTTGCCTGGTTATTCTCCATACAATAATAGTTCTAAATAATTCTATTTTTGTCTTGCTATTCTTTCTAATTATGCTATAGTCGTTTCAAACAATAAAGAAAGGAGTGCTATGAAGAAACGGAAATCTTATAATGGAGGGTGGTGCCTAATATTCTCTCCCATGCCTAAAAACTGTAATCCCGGTATAGGCAATTATTTAGCTATGTTTTTTGCCTACCTGATTTTATTTTTTGCCTACTTAATTTTATTACTACCTTTTTGTTCTAAGCGTTTTGTTCTTACAATAAATAATTATTAAAAAATTATTATTTATTTGAAAATAGTTGTTGCTTTGTCTCTGGTAATGTTGTATAATGTAGTTAGAGAATTGAGAAGGATATTGTTTCCTTCTACTAAATAAAAGGAGCGTATGAAAAAGGCAAAGTTGGTTGAAGGTTTGCAGTGGTTGGTAAAGAGCGATCTGGGTGTTAAGGTTGGCGCATACAGGTTGGCTAGCGGGTTGAAAGCAAGAAAGAGTCATGTTGAAGTTGACGGTACTTTCTGGTATTGGGGTGCCGACGGTAGTTTGTATAGGGCGAAGTATGGGAACCCTGGCAGAGAAGAAGGCTGCCAGATTTCAAGTCTGTTGGGTATTCAAATGTAGGCTCTATGAATCTCTATAGTCTTATATTAGCAGGCATATTAGCGGGTTGCGTACTGGGTTACACTATACTACCCTATGTACCCGCTATGCTCTTTTGGACGGTAGCGATTCTGTTCTCTTATAGAATAGGCAAGTGGGTTTGGAAATAAATATTTATGTTGACTTTCTCTGTAGTTCTGGTATAGTAGTCGCAAAACAATAAATAAAGAAAGGATACGACAATGAGTAGAAATGCAGATAGATTGTTACGTATGGCAAGGCAGGCTAAATATTGGAACCATTTTTCAAGTGTAGAAAGTGCGGTTTCAGCTAATGCCAGTATAGAAAAAGAGAAGTGGCTAAAGGCAGTTAAAGAAGGCATGTGGGCTGTTAGTCATTATAGCACGTCTATTTTTCTTCAATATAGAGATAACATAACAGAACTTGAGCGGTATGTAAGGCAGATACCAGATAATGAGTTTGCCGAATTTGTTACTGTCTATGGTTATTATCTAAAGTCAGTAATTCTAAAGCAGTACGGTAACGCTCATGTAAGGAGAAAGAAGATATTTAGTTTCTCTTTACAAGACCCTAAGAATTTCTTTCCGGATGCCTATGACAAGCAATTTAATGAGCACCTAAAAAGCATGAGTGAGCTTTTTCTAAACGCAAAGAATTGCCTGATTATATAAGGAGCCATTATGAACCGATTAAGCGATAGGCAGTTTGTTGAAGAGTGCATTGGTCCCGACTTTAGCGTTGAAGAGTTTGTCGAAGGGTATAAAACCAAGCATGAACTAATGACGGCGGCAAAAGAACTAAGGTCAACCGTATGAAGTGGTATGTTCAGAGTGCTTTAAGTTGTGTTTTACATAAATAAGGTTGCCACTGTACCTATGAAATTGGCAAAAAAAGAAAGAAGGTAAATATGGTTACGTTAAAGGTTAAGTTGGTACTTCAAGAAGAGTTGCTTGGAACCTGTAGTAATGACCCCTGCGTGCAAGCAGAGTTTATTGCAAGCAAGGCTCCAGACGCTCTTAGTACGGCAGAAGAAGTGGCGGCTGTAGGCGTTGACGAAGTTGTAAGCAAGGGTATGACTGTTTTTCCAAAAGAGAACGGCAGACCATTTGTTTACGATTATCAAATAAAAGGGTTTTTCAAAGACGCCTGTAGTGCCATGAGTCGGGTTAAGGGTAGCAAGAGCAGTAAGATTAAGGCGTATAAGAAGATTATTGACGGGCTTATTTTTCCACAACCCCGCAAGATTTTTCTAAATATGCCTTGCGGTACAGTGATAGGCTCTTGTCAACGACCTTTGAGAGCTGCCACGGCACAAGGTGAACGTATCGCTTTGGCTAATTCTGAAACCGTAGCAGTTGGTACAACCCTTGAGTTTGACATTAAGATTCTTGAAGACTCTTATGTTGAGCTGGTAGAAGAGTTGCTTGACTACGGTTCGTTGAAGGGCTTGGGTCAATGGAGAAATTCTGGAAAGGGCAGGTTTAGTTGGGAAAAGTGCAAAGGTAATGCATAGTAAAGTCAGAGAAGCTAAGGTTATGCGTAGAATTGAGTAGCTAAGGTATAGTTAGGCAAAGAGTAGCTAAGGTATAGTTAGGCAAAGCAAAGTAGGTTGAGTAATGCAGTGGTAAAGCGAAGTCATGTCTTGTTTAGTATAGCTAGGGTAACGAATAGTTGTGTAGAGCACAGCAAAGGAATGGTAAAGTTTTGAGATGGGTTGCTAAGGTAAAGCTATGGGTTGCTAAGGTAAAGCATAGCCAAGTTATGTATAGCAAAGGCATGGTTTAGTCGGGTTTAGAGTGGCAGTGGCTAGGCTAGGCGGAGCACATCGAAGCAAAGGTAAGGCGATTCATTGTAGGGAGCTGCAACGGTAGAGCGAAGTAAAGTACAGTACGGCAAAGGCATAGCATAGGTAGGTTGAGAGTAGCGAAGTTAAGCAAAG